GACACTCTTTCCCTACACGACGCTCTTCCGATCTCAGGTGGAAATTGCGGCCTATCTTCTGAACAAGCGAGGGGCTGAGGGCGAAACGGCGCACAGCGAGAACGGCATTTCCCGCTCCTATGAGGACGGGGATGTGCCTCCCACCCTGTTGCGTGAGATCATCCCCTTTGCCGGTATCGTGCGAAAGGAAGTGGCCCCGTGAGAACGATGGAGCGCAACAAGTCCTCTTACTGGTACCTCCTGTATGACCGTAAAGAGGCGGTCAAGGACGAAGAGGGCAATGAAACGGGAGATACCCGTGTGGTCTACAAAGAGGCCGTGAAGCGGCAGGACAATGTTTCTGCTGCCACCGGTACCGCTCAGGTTGAGCAGTTCGGAAATTTCATCTCCTATGACAAGGTGATCGTCACCGATGACCTCTCCTGTCCGATTGATGAAAATACCGTCCTGTTCATCGACAAGGAGCCTGAGTATGACGATGACGGGAACCCCCTGTATGACTACATCGTGAAGCGGGTCGCCAAGAGCCTCAATTCCATCTCCTACGCCGTGAGCAAGGTGACTGTATCGTGAAGACCATCAAAGTTCCCCTGTCCGTGGCCGGGATTGATAACGCCATTCGGGAGATCGACCGCTATAAGAGCTGGCTGAAAGCAAGGACAAGCGTTCTGCTGGACAGGCTGGCCCAGGAAGGTCTTTCCGTGGCCTCTGCCAATTTCGCAAAGGCGGCGTATGACGGCACCAATGATGTTTCTGTTTCCGTGGAGCAGCGGGAGCAAAGTGTCAGGGCCGTGGTAGCAGTAGGGGCATCCGTGCTGTTCATTGAGTTCGGCACCGGTGTTGTCTACCCGGACAATCACCCGGAGGCCGCAGACCTCGGGATGCGCCGGGGAGAATACGGGGCCGGTCATGGTAAGCAACCGTCCTGGGGCTACTACGGTGACCCCGGCACGAACGGAAAAGTTCACGCAAAGGACGATGGTACCACCGTGGTCATCACCCAGGGTAACCCCGCCAATATGTCGATGTACGAAACCGTGAAGCATTTGCAAATGATTTTGCCCGGACTGGCGAAGGAGGTGTTTCGGTGATTGATGTAGAGAGCCAGATTTATACACCGATTGCAGAGGCACTTCGGAAAGCCTTTCCTGAGATCAATGTGAGCGGTGAGTATGTCAAGGCACCGTCTTCTTTCCCCCATGTGAGTATCGTGGAGCAGGACAATTATCCCACGCTGGAACACATGAGCAACGGTGACCGGGAGAAGTTCGCCACTCTGATGTATGAGATGAATGTCTACTCCAACAAGTCCACCGGGAAAAAGACCCAGTGCCGGAGCATCATGAAGGTCATTGATGACCTCATGTATCAGTTCAATTTCACTCGCATTTCCATGTCCCCAATCCCGAATTTGGAGAACGCAAGTATATACCGCCTGGTGGCCCGGTATCGGGCTGAAACGGACGGTGCCAATCTGTATAGGAGGTAAAGTAATATGGCTATTTCCACTTACAAGGTCTTTCTGATGAAGAAGGCTGACTCTTCCGGCGATACTTGGGAGAAGCTGGTTGACATCAAGGAGTTCCCCGACCTGGGCGGCGAACCCGAGATGCTGGAAACCACCACCCTGTCTGACAATATGCAGACCTATATTGCCGGTATCCAGTCCCTTGACGGTCTGACCTTCACCGCTAACTACGATAAGAAGGACTTCCAGACCCTCAAAGCTCTGGAAGGTAAGGAGAAAGATTACGCTGTCTGGTTCGGCGGCACCGGTGACGCTGGTTCCCTCACCCCGGACGGCTCCAACGGCAAGTTCTCTTTCAAGGGTCAGCTTTCCGTGTTCCCCGTGGGCGGCGGCGTGAACGAGGTCGTGGACATGAGCATCACCATTGCTCCTTCCACCCCCATCACCTTCGCTGCTTCCTGACACCCATTTCGGCCTGAATGATAAGGAGGATTTATCATGGCTAAGACACTGACAATCAAAGACCCCGTTTCCGGCGAGAACTACACGCTGGAATACACCCGCAAGAGCGTTGAGATCATGGAGAAACAGGGCTTCGTGGCCGAGGAAGTTGACCGCAAGCCTATGACCATGCTCCCGGCCCTGTTTGCCGGTGCGTTTATCGCTCGGCACCGCTTCGTGAAGAAGGAGGTCATTGACCGTATCTACGCCCGTCTGCCCCGTAAGGACGAGCTTATCCCGAAGCTGGTCGAGATGTATAACGAACCCATTCTCACTCTCATGGAGGAACCCGCCTCTGACGAGGGTGACGAGGGAAACATGGAGTGGACTGCCAACTGGTAAGCGGGTCGCAGTCCAATGAACGAGGGGGCGGTGGCGTAATGCGCCCCGCTCCCCGTTTCGCTTACACCCAGAAATTCTACGATGTGTTCCCCTACTACCTGGCGATTGGCATGACCCCGGAACAGTATTGGGAGGGGGATTGTGAGCTGGTCAGGTACTACCGCAAGGCCGCTCAAATCCGGCAAGATTTGAAAAATCAGGACGCTTGGTTACAGGGAATGTATGTGTATCAGGCGATTGGTAATCTGGCCCCTATCCTCAGAGCCTTTGCGAAGAAGGGAGTCAAGGCCATTCCCTATCCCGATCAGCCCTTTGCCTTTGATACCAAACAGAAGGACGAACGGCAGGAGGCGAAGCGGGAGAAACAGGATGAAAAGGCGAAAGCCTACTTCCAGGCATTGGCCCTGTCGCTCAACAAGAAATTTCAGGAGAAAGGTGGTGGCGTGAATGGCTGATAATGTGGAAATTCAGGGCTTGGAATTTCAAATTCAGGAGAACAGTGCCGGTGCAGTAACCGGTCTGAACAATCTGAAAAAGGCCCTGAGTGGGTTGAAGACGGTTTCCGTTGGCAGCGCAAACAATTTGAGCAAGACTGCCACGGGTATTCGTGAATTGACCAATGCCCTGAAAGGCTTGAACACCGGTGACGCTTCCCAGAAAATCAATCGCCTTGCTACCGCTTTAGCGGCTTTGGGAAACCTCAGCAGTTTTCGTTCTACCACCAACTCCATCGTCAAATTAAATTCCGCATTAACTCAGTTAAAGTGGACGGACGGGGATAAATTGGCAAGTCTGGCTAATGGTTTGCGCCCCTTGTCCGAATTGGACAAAGCACATCTGACCAGCTTCATCAATCAGCTCGGGAAGCTGCCCGGGGTGATTAACGAGCTGGAAAAGGCGGACATTGATAAGTTCACCCGGCAGATGAAAGATTTGTCCGCTGCCATGAAGCCTTTTGCCGATGAAATGCAGAAGGTTTCCAATGGCTTCTCGGCTTTCCCCTCTAAAATTCAGAGGATTATTGCCAGCACAAACCGCTACAACGGCACTGTGAACAAGGCCGCTTCCGGCACCCGGGCATGGTCTGAGGCTCTGGCCGGTATCAAGCTCTCCACGGTGATCTACGCCTCTAACCGCATTGGTGCGATCATTGCCGAGTATATGTATGAAGCCTCCGAGTGGGAGGGCATCATGTACCGCTTTGGCCGAGCGTTTGGAGAAGAGGCGGAAGAGAACTACAAGTGGATATTGAAGCTCAACTCCGAGTTGCAGATCAATGTCCAGAAGTTCATGCAGTATGCGTCCATCTACGGCACTATGCTGAAAGGCTTCGGTGTCGCTCAGAAGGATGCTGCCGCCATGGCAATGAATTACACGGAACTGACCTATGACATTTGGGCCGGTTACAACGACATTTACAAGACCTTTGAGGACGCTGCCATTGCCGTCCGCTCTGCAATCGCCGGTGAGGTAGAGCCTATCCGCAGAGCCGGTTTCACCATCGTGGACTCTCAGTTGAAGATCACGGCAGCAAACTATGGCATTGCGTACAGTACCCAGAGTGCCAGCGAGGAATTGAAGTCCTATTTGCGCTACCTGACCCTGATTGACCAGGCAAGGGCGCAGGACTTGATTGGCACCTATGCCCGGGAGATGACCACCGCAGAAGGTCTTATGAGAACCTTGCGGCAGCAACTCGCTTCTCTTTCTCAGGCATTTGGCTCCTTCCTGCTTCCCGCTCTGGTGAAGGTTCTGCCCTATGTGCAAGCCTTTGTGGAGCTGATTGGAGAGGCCATTGCAGCCCTCGCCCAGCTCTTCGGCATTGACCTGAAACCGGTAGATTTCAGTAGCGGCGTGAACGCCGGTGCCGCTGGTGCCGGGGCCATGGCTGACAACCTGGAAGACGCTTCTGGTGCCGCAAAGAAGTTGAAGCAGTACACCGCTGGTTTTGACGAACTGAATGTCTTTGACCCCAATCAGGGTTCCGGTGGAGCCGGTATCGGTGCCGGTGGCGGCGGTAGCCTTGAAGGGATGTTCGACATTGACAAGCTGTGGGACGAGAGCATTTTCAACAGCATCAACAGCCAGGTTGACGAGCTGAAAGAGAAGTTGAAGGATGTGCTGGCTACTGTCACCAGTATTGCCGCTGGCATCCTGGCCTGGAAGGTCGCCAAGGACTTCTTGACCGCTCTAAAACTGCTGAAAGAGCTTGGCTCCAAGGGCTTCGCTTTCAAGCTCGACTTCCAGGTACTCGGCCTCGCAATGTTCCTGGCGGACTTGAAGGAGTTTGAGCGGTACCTGAGAGATTTCCTCGACAACGGCCCCACCTTCCAGAATGTCGCCGGTATGATTAGTTCCTTTGCCGGTATGGTCGGTGACGCACTGATTATGCTCGGCAACCTGAAAGTCGGCGGTGCGCTGAAAGTCATCCAGGGCATCGGAGAGATCGTCATTGGTATCAGCGACATTGCCGCCAACGGCCTCAATGTGGACAATGCTCTCACGGTTGTCCGAGGTTTAACCAATGTCGCAATCGGTATCGGCGTGTTCACCGGCAATATCAAGCTGGCGGCATGGAGCGTGGCAATTCAGGGGTTCACCACCATCATCCGGGAGATCGCCACGAATTGGGATGCAATCAAGCAAGGCGATTGGAGCGGCGTGGACAAAGTGGCCCTTATCATCGGCGGTCTGGAAATTCTGGGCGGTCTGGTGGTCGCTCTGGATGTGTTCTCCAAGCTGAAAGGCATCACCAACCTGGGCAAAGCCACAACTGCCATGAACACCCTCACCACGGCCACCGACACGATTGATACCACCGTCAGCACCGGCCTCTCTCCCAAGCTGACCTCCCTGGCAAAGAACCTCGGTTTGGTGGTCGGCATCGTGGCCGAAGTATCTGCCGCCGCAATCATCGTGGTAGGTGCAATCGCCATCATGGGCCATGAGCTGGATGAAGTCGGAAAGGCATGGCAACCGGTCATTGAGAACGGAGCCACCGTAGCCACGGCAATCGGCCTGGGTGCTGGTATTCTGGGCGCAGTCGGCCTTGCCGCTTATGCCCTGGGTACCGGAGGCAAGACCATAGCCGTGAACATCGGCCTCGGCACCGCAATCCTGTTGGAGCTGGGAGTGGCAACCGGGTTGTTCCTGGTTGAAATCTGGGCCGTAGGTAAGGGGCTGAACGAGATCGGTCAGGCATGGCAACCGGTTCTGGATAACGGTGAGCAGATTGCTACCGCAATCGGAGTCGGAACCGGCCTCCTGGTGGCGGTGGGTGCTGCAACCGCCGCTCTCGGTGCTGTCACTATCGGTACTGCGGGTCTGCTTCCTGCGGCGATTGCCGTGGGTACCGCCATTCTGGCGGAAATGGCCCTGGCCTGTATCGCCCTGGTGGAAAGCCTGAAAAATGTGGCGAACGAGCTGAACTTCAATTTGGCCCCCGCTCTTCGTGATCTGAACGGCACTCTCCCGCAACTGACCGAGGATATGTCCGATTTCGTGGACTTCATGACCATCTTCGCCGGGGAGATCAGTTCCTACACTGACTCCATGGGCGGCATCACCTGGGACAGCATCGTGAGCGGCTTCCAAAGGCTGTTTGCGGGTAATCCCATCGGGGACTTCTCGGATGATGTTCACACCATCTACACGGACACCCAGAGTTTGAACACGGAGCTGCGTCTTGCCAACCCTGAACTGCAAACGGCGGTGACCCTCCTGACGCAGTACGCCGCTCTGATGAAGCAGCTCGGTATTCTCACCCAGGAGAACGGGACGAGCAATCTGTCTACCGGTATCTTCACCAACCTCAAAGTCTGTGGTGAGCAGCTTGTCACCGGCTTCTCTACCGGCATGACGAACAAAATGCCGCTCATTCAGGCCAATGTTCAGCAGATGAAGACCACCCTGGACACCAACTTCAATACCCTGGTGAACGGGGTCGTGCAGAAGTGGGAAACCGGCCTGACTACCATGCAGACGGACTTCACCACCTTCACCGCAAACACCCTCGCAAACTTCCTTTCGTTCCAGGCCCAGATGAACACCGGAATGACGGACTTCACCACCGTCTTCCCGATTGGCTGGTCGAATATGTGGAGAGGCATGACCAATATCGCAATCGTCCAGTGGAATAGTGTCCTGACCGTCATGGAGAAGGGCATGAACAACGCCGTCCGGGCAGTCAACAATGTCATTCGGGAGATCAACCGCACTTCCGGGATTACCGGTATCAGCCTGGGCTATATCAGCCAGGTCAAGGTAGACCGTATTCAGTATATGGCTGACGGCGGTTTCGTGGACGAAGGGCAGCTCTTCATTGCGAGAGAGTCCGGTGCTGAGATGGTCGGTGCCATGGGACGGCGTACCGCTGTCGCCAACAATGACCAGATCGTGGAGGGCATCTCCGCTGGCGTGTCTGTCGCCAATGACGGCGTGATCGCCGCTATCTATGCACTCATGAACATCATCGAGGACAAGGACTTGTCCGTGTCCATCGGTGACGATGTGATTGGCCGGTCGTATGACCGGTACAGCCGGAGCAGAGGTGTCCGAGTGAACAGCGGAGCCTTTGCCAACGCCTACTAAGGGGGTAAGGATATGGCAGCATTTATCAAGATCAATGGTCGTGAATATCCTTGCCCCCGAAGGGGGCTTAACCTCATGACCGCTACCATCGTGGACTCCGCCCGGAACGCAAACGCCGTGGTGGTGGGCCAGGTGGTGGGCCGTGAGCAACAGAAACTTGATAGGTTGGAATGGGCATACCTGACGGCGGAACAGTGGTCGAGCATCTTGAAGGAGTTCAAAAACTTCTATGTGACGGTCACTTACCCGGACATGGTGAACAACACCTGGACTACCCGGAAAATGTACCCGGGTGACCGAACCGCAGAGCCTTTCCACCTTGACCCCGTTACTCAACTCCCAATCGACTACATCAACTGCAAGGTCAATCTGATTGATTGTGGAGAACCGTTCTAAGGAGGTGGCCCATGAAAGCTGTAAGTAATGCTTACAAGTCCAGCATGAAGTCCATCCTCCGCAATCGCTCCTTCGTAGAGGTATCTTTCGGCAATGTGGACACTACGGCGGCTACTGACGGTAGCTGGGGAAGCAACGGGGCGCAGAGCTATTCGGAGTTCGACACCGTTGACTATAACTTCGACTACCAGGAGTCCTATGCCGCCCTGGAACTGAACCGGTGGGCCTTGGACGGAAACACGGTCATCGTTCCGGCATCCGGTACCAAGTATGACGGGTTCATTTCGAGCCACATGAGTAATGCGAACGGGGAGTTCACCGTGAGTGCGGTCATGACGAAGACCTTCTCCAACCCCCATGAGTTCCCCGGGCTGACCCTCACCTTTGACACCCGGTATCAGGAATGGCCGGAAACCGTGACTGTGGAATTTTGGCTTGACGGCTCCGTGAAGGAAACCGTCACGCAACCGGTGACCGGAACCAAAGTGGTCATCGGGGCAAAGGCGGAGTCCTCGGATAAAATCACGATCACCTTCGGGAAGTGTTTGCCCTACCGCCGTCCCCGGCTGGAACAGGTTCTTTACGGTGTGGAGATGATCTTCGGGAACAAGGACATTGTTTCCATCAAGCAGAGCCACGATGTAGACCCCCTGAGTCGTAGGCTCCCGAAAGAGGTCATGGAGTTCACCATCATCGACCTTGAACACAATTATGACCCGGATAACCCGGTTGGCATCTACTCCTATGTGGACAAAAACGCCCCTATTTCCCTCCGATATGGCTATGAGCTGCCGGACGGGGAGGTGGAGTGGATTAAGCCGGATAAGTACCTCCTGACCGGCAAGCCCCAGACCAAGAATAACCAGGCCACCTTCTCCTGTACCGGCCTGATCGGCAGTCTGAGCGGTTCCTTCTACAAGAGCAAGCTGGGGAACAAGAACCTTTACGACATGGCCGAAGAAGTTCTGATGGACGCAAACCTGACCCTGACAGAACATGGTACCCACCCCTGGGTCATCGACCCCACTTTGAAGCAGATGTTCACCACGGCGGCTCTGCCCATTGACACCCACATGAATTGTCTGCAACTGATCGCCCATGCGGCCCGGTGCCGCCTCTTCACGGACGATGACAACATCATCCACATCAAGCCCTTCGGAGTGACGGTGACCGGCATTTACAGCGGTGAATGGTCGGACAACGGCCACCTCTGGTACAGCGAGTGGGACACGGTGGACAGGGGCAATCAGGTCGGCAACACCTATTGCACTTTGGAGCTGAACCGGTGGACGCTGGACGGACAGGCTCAGGTCATAGTACCTGACGAAGACCCTTCCGGCAGAGGGTATATCAGCGAAGCCATGACCGGCGCAGAAGGTAGCTTCACCACCGCCCCGGTCTTCACCAAGGAGTTTGATGTATCTCACGATCTCCCGGTGGTGGCAATCCGTTTTGACACACCTCTGAATGAGTACCCGTCCTCTGTTCGGGTCAAGTATTACCGCAATTCCACGCTTCTCGACACCCAGACGGTGAGTGAGATTGACTCCGCTGAGGTCTTTGTCAGCAGCAACCTTGCTTTTGACTGTACGAAGATTGAGGTGACCATGTATGGCAATCTCCCATACCGCCGAATGAGAGTGAGCAAGGTGTACTACCGGGAAACCGACTTCACCCTGGACTTCTCTTCCATTGCAGAAAAGAGCCAGTCGATCAGCAAAATCGACCAGCTCAAAGCGGTAACTGTGGCCCGGTATGCGTACACCGCAGACAGCGAGGCCCAGAAATTGTATGAGGAAACGACCACCAAAACACAACTCCATGTTGAGTTTTCTGGTCTGGCACAAGATATTCAGATTTCGGTGAGCGGCGGAAGCGTAGTATCTCAGGCGATCTACGCCCGGGCAGCGGATTTGGTGTTATCCTCCGGCACCAAGACCGTGACCATCACCGGAAAAACCCTTTCCGAAAACTCGGTGGTCGTTTCCTACCCCGTAGCTTTGGAAGGGGAAGTGGACAAGGAGGAAAACCCCCTTATCACCAACGATACCATGTGCAATGCCCTGGCCGACCATGTGAAGAGCTATCTGACCATGCGGAACACCTACGATGCTGACTACCGGGGCAACCCGGAAATGGAAGTGGGTGACATTATCGGCTTGCAGACGCTCTACACCGATGAAATGGACGCATTGATCTTGGTGGACGAGA